CCCTTCATTCAAGGTCCTGTACGTTTCTCCGTCCGCTACTCAGACCAAGACATTCAGCAACGATAGGATTAAGGATCCCATTGAGACCAGTCCGATCTTGAAGAAGTACACGACTAGGATGCTCAGTCAGAACATCCTCGAGAAACAGTTGATCAACCGCAGTAAGATCACTCTTCGTTACGCCTTTCTCAACGCCGACCGAGCTCGAGGTATTCCGGCTGACATGCTTGAGTGCGACGAGTTGCAAGATATCCTCAGAGACAACATCCCTGTTCTGGAGCAGTGTCTTTCTCACGCAGACCCCAGACGCAAGAGTTACTTGTACTCGGGGACACCCAAGAGCCTGGACAACGTCATCGAGGAGTACCGAGCCAACAAGTCTACACAGGGTGAGTGGGCGGTTCCCTGTGAGGGGTGTAACCACTGGAACCTTCTAGGGGAGAAGAACATCGGTAAGACCGGTCCCATCTGCGAAAAGTGCGGCAAGGGAATAGATCCTCAAGGACCGCGGGCGCAATGGGTGACCATGGTCAAATACGATCCCGTCAAGACCCCATTCGAGAGCTACCGTATTCCACAGCTGATGGTTCCCTGGCGGCTGGAGGATTGGCAGGACATTCTCTATCAGTACGAGACCTACTCTCGCGCCAAGTTCTACAATGAGGTTTTGGGGATCAGTTATGAATCAGGGCTACGCCCCTTATGTTCTGCAGACGTAATGGCCTGCTGCGACGAGAACTACAGCATGCTGGACCTCGAGAAGAAGAGGCACATGTCGTTGGGGCAGCCATTCTTTGCTGGAGTCGATTGGGGTCCTGGCGACAACTCGTACACGGTGCTGACCATCGGGACGTACATTGACAACAAGTTCGCGGTTCTCTTCATGCACCGGTTCATCGGCGAGGAGTCGGACCCGCACATTCAGATCAAGAGAATCATAGAGATTTGCGATCGCTTCAACGTACAACTCATCGGGTGTGACTACGGATACGGGTTTGGGCTCAACGATACGTTGGTCAAGAAGTACGGGCCGCAGAGAGTACACAAGTACCAGTACCTGGGTCAGTTGAAGGGGAAGATTCAGTTCGACAACAGACTCATGCGATGGAAGGTAAACCGCACCGAGGTGATGAGCGGAATCTTCAGTGCCATCAAGAAGGGTAAGTGTCGCTTTCCCCGGTGGGAGGAGTTTCAAAAGCCATACGCACAGGACTTCTTGAACATCTACAGCGAGTACAACGATGCCCTACGCATGATTCAGTACGATCACCTGGAGGGCAGCCCTGACGATTCGTTCCACTCGTTCGTCTATTGCTGGCTTGCCAGCATGATCATGGTTCCGCGTCCGGACATCCTTGCGCCGACCAAGGAAGACCCATCGACTGGCATGCCCGTGAGTGATTACCACCCACTGAATCAGGGGTGAGGTAGGTGGTTCAGCAGGCGCAAGTGTGGGCTCGGCTCGTACTCTGGGAACTCTTTGGAGATTTCTTCACTTCGTCCATGTAGCGCTAGAAAGGCTACCACCGAACTTCGTAGGTGGTGTCGAGCGGATTGGAAGTAGCCATAGGCCAGTTTCATGTCCCTGCTACTCTCGTCGCCTGGTTGGTTCATACCTACTTTCTCTCCGAGCTCGAGAAACGTCTTCCACGGCGAGGGGTCCTCCAGATGATGCTTGGCCAGAAGAAAGTATTCGGGGTGGATGGCCATGAAGATCCCTGCCCACTCCAGTAGCTCTTCTGGTTCTTTTGGGGGGTTGGCCGATGCATACCTAGCCTTGAGGTACAGAGCATGAATACTCCCACGGTCGTACTCGACGACGGGGGAGTCCAGACCTAGCATCCTCTCCAGTGCGTCTAGCCGACGGTCATTTACACGACCAGCTACGTAGGTATGAACTACCGTGTTGTAGATCATGGCCAGGTCGAAGTCTTCGTTTAGTATCTCCTTGAGCGCACAGACTTCTTCCTTGGCGTAGGTCCTCGGATCCCCGGGTCTCCAGTTCTCCGGATAGTGTGCACGCACCCATCCCTTCTTCACGTAGTCCTGCAAAGTGCGCGTGTGCACCCCAAGAATATCAGCCGCTTCTTGCTCGGAGGCCGTGTCCCCCTTCCTTCCCATGGCCTCTGCTACCATGGTACTTCTTCTAATAGTCATGTCTGTCCACGAACTCCCTTCTCAGACGATTCTACAGCAACATTCCGCACGCCCGGTTTCCGGTGAGGAGCTGGAGGCGTACGGGAAGTACGCGTCTGCGTTGTATCATGATGGCAAGTGTACGTCTCTTAACGACGCAGTCGTAGAAACCATCAAGCATGCAGGGCTCAGCCCCGAGCAAGTGCGTCGGGTGATCGAGTTCACCAATACTCAGGCGTTCCTGAGTGAGTTCAAGAAAGAAGGGATGCAGCACCACTACGTCCACTTCGACAAGGGGTTGGCCGATCCCAGTGAGATCCTCAAGGACTTGAACGACGGTGGTGGGGGGACTGTGTTCGATCGTGGGACGGCAGACTACAAGCAGCCCCCCGAGGAAATCAAGCAAGCGTTCGTAGAGCTTCGGAGGAACAACTCAACATCTCTGGAGAAGGTGGCTGGGGTGTCCCGAGAGAGCAACCCAATGGACGCTCTTCTGGAAGAGGGATTCAAGACGGAGGGAAAGGATATCCCTTACGCCGATCCGCTATCCGACGTGACGGACGCTCATCAGAAGCTGTCCGCGGCCTGTGACAGCCTCACCTTAGAGATGTCGGGGCTGGAAGCCGAGCTGCTGGAGCTTAGGGAAGATCTGTACAACCAGGTCAAGCAGGCAGTCGCCACCGACGTACCCCTGGGTCACGTGATCCAAGCGTGGCATGCAGCAACGGATGCAGATCCCTTGCTAGTCAAAGCAGCTTTCAAGGACATTGGCCCCAGGTTGGTAGAAGAAGAGGTCATCCCTACCTACCCGATGCTGGCCGAGTCCATCGAGAAGACGGCCGGAGCCGTCCTAGTCAACGAGAAGCACCCGTTGGTGGGCTGCTTTTCTGCCTTGTGCGATACGGTGGAGAAGCTAGCTCATGCTCGAGCAGCGCGTGAAGAGGTTCTTCTGAACGTGCAGAAGCTGGACGCGTTCATCACCATGGCCGAAAAGGCGTTGGAGGAAGTATGAATCCCGTCGAAGAGTGTCTGGAGATGAGGAAGCAGGCGCAGGGCGGAGCTCTGGGCAAAGCGTGGCAAGGAATCAAAGGTGCCTTCGGCGCTAAGGAGCTCGGTGAGCATGCAGCACGCACTGCCGTGGGCGTCGGTGTGACTGCTGGTATGTTGAGTGCCATCCCCGCTGCTCAATCCGTCATTGGCGCGATCAATCAGCGTCGCAACTTCAGCAGCATGATGGAGAGCAACCCCGACTTGGAGTCGGTGCGTGGTGAAGACCCCAAGTTCTTCAATCAGGCATTCAAGTCTCTGCGTAAAGCCAATCCCGATTACGCGTCTGACCCGCTGATCGCGGGTACGATGATGCGCAGGATGGTCGACAACCGCGAGGCGGCGGGAGGGATCTTGGCTGAAGCCATGCGTGGCCGCGCCGATCCTGGTTTGCTGCAGGCGTCCATGCAGAGGGGCGTCGAGCTCGGTGCCAAGCCATATGCAGACAGCGTGATCAAGGGACGCTCTTCACAACCGAAGATGAGCGATCCTATGAGCTTCATGCAGCCCATGGGGGTGCCTGGGGCGTAATGCTCAAGGTATCCACATTCCTCAGTCAGAACGAGATCGGCTATACGGCAATTCCTCTCTTTGGACCTGCCGATTCCGTATTCGAGAAGACTGCGTCCGCCTCTTTCTTACCTCCAGTTCTTGCCTACATCGAGAATCTGAGGCCGACCAACGATGCGCAGTACGTTCTGGTCAATGCGATGGGGGCATGGGAGTACTTCGGCTCGAATATAAACGGCGATGGATTCCCAGAGGCCGCCCTGATCCATTCTCCCAAGAACTGGACAGGCAACCCCATGGTGGACAAGATCCACGCTAAGTCTTGGCCTTACGGGTATCCCACATTCTACAACTCCCATCCGTACGCCCACCATAGGAACAAAGACCCCTCTCGCGCCTACGGTGAAGTGGAGCTCGTCGTGTGGAACGACCACATGAAGCGAGTCGAGCTCGTCATTCGAGTCGATCACGACAAGTGCGTCAAGTTCGGTGGAGTTCCAGTCTGGGATCGACTCAAGCAGGGGCAGTTCCCCGATGTCTCTATGGGGGCTAAGGTACCGTTCGATACAAGCTCCATCACCTTGGATTGGGAGTTGTACCGAGAGGCTCAGGCTACTTTCGATCCGAAGAAGCACAAGCACCCAGGTCAGGCAGTTCTAGAGTTTCACAAGAAGCTTAAGACAAAGAACGGCAAGGGCATCCCCGGAGTCAGTGTTACCAGGCACGACTACGATGACTGGTGCAAGAAGAAGATGAACCACATCCTGCCTGACGGCAGGAAGGTTTTCGTCTACAACGATTACCCTCGCTTCTTCGATATCAGCTTCGTCTTCATCGGTGCAGACAAGACCGCCAAGGTCATGGTCTTCGTCGTACGCAACGGTCAGACCTTCTCAGTCCCTAGTACCAAGGTGGCCCACGACATGGGCTACCGGGAGTTAGAAGAAGGAGAGCTACTGAAGTGCGCCAGTGCGGAAGATCGGTTCGTACAGGCGTTGGTGAAAGGCGCAGAGAACAAGAAGGCGGAAATCGAGAAAGACGTGGTTCCTTCTCAGCTAGCCGCCAAGGCAGTTCCCGTGATGACCAGGGGGGAGCCGGATATCCCTGAGGAGGTCCTAGACCTTTTGGGGAAGACCGGTCTTAGTAAGGCGCTGAGTACTACTTCTGGACTGGGGATGGTTCTCAAGCCCAAGGAGTTTCAACGGATTACATTGGTCAGCATTGGTATGAAACCACTTGCTGACACACTGGATGAGAAGAAAGTCTTGTTCCCGAAGGTGGATGAAAAAGACGACTCCATAGAGATCGAAAAGGACGATTTCGTACCATCTCTGGCAAAGCTACTCCTTCCGCTGCTCTCCATGCGGACGGCTTTGGCGCCGATGATAGAACGACGAGTACTAGTAGTAGGTGGGAAGAAGAGTTCCTCTGAAGATTCACCTACTTCCCATAGCTCCAAGCTCCTACGTAAGATTGGAGCTGCGTATGGTTCCTACCGCGATCAACTGATGGACGCAGTCACCCGAAGTCAAGACGTTCTGAGCACCTCGCATGACGAGGAGTTGCAGAAGGTGGCGTCTGCCGACGCGGAGGAAGTATTCACACCCTTGTCCTATAGCTACCTCAAGGATGCTTACTGGGATGAGGTATCTTCAGTTGAAGAAAGGTCAGTGATAGAACCGTCGTTGTCTTAGGCAATGGCCAGCGTGGAGAGGGGACTCCCCTCGAGGAACACGTGGACGGAGTAGAGGAAACCCCCAACGAGAACCACGGAGAATCCAATGAGTATGAATCCCTACCTGGCTCAGATGTACAACACCCACGGAGTCGCTGACGCTGCAGCTGAGGAGCAGGCCAAGCTTGCTTCTATCGACCTGTTTGCCAAGGTTGCCGCGGCGGAGGGCATCGATCTGAACGCTCTCGATCCGCAGGTTCGTGAAGCGCTCTACGCCGACTTCATCAGCAAGCTCGCTCAGGAAGATGGCGAGGAAGAAGAGGGCGAAGAGAAGAAGGCTCCCCCCGTCCCTCCGAAGAAGGAAGAGGACAAGGAAGAGAAGAGCGAAGAGGAAGAGAAGGACGCCGCGGCTCGTGCCGAGTACGCTGTGCAGGCTGAGTGGCAGCAGAAGCTGGCCGAGGCCGATACGCTGGGCCGCGTCATGGCTCACGCCTTCAATCAGGAGAGCAACGAGATCAAGCAGGCTGCTGCTCAGGAGCAAGAGGCTCAGGAGCAGGAGACCGACAAGGAAGCTGCTGGTATGACCAACCGTTCCATGGTTGGTAGGGCTGCGAAGACGCTGGGTCGTCTCTCTGGTGTTTCCGATGTTGCTGCCGGTGTGAAGGGCGGAGTCCGGGGTCTCATGCACGGGACCGGTACTGGCGCGAAGGGCGGTGGTCTTGGTCTAGGGACTGCTGCGAAGAACGTCGCCAAGGGCGCAGGCAAGATGGCCCTGATCGGGTACGGCGCCAAGAAGCTGACCGAGAAGGCTAGGGGTGAGAAGAAGGACGAAGGCAAGAAGGAAGAGAGCAAAGAATCGAGCGCCTTCGAGGAGCTGTCGGCCGAGCGCGGCATCAAGATCGCCGAAGCAGCAGGCTGGGACGTCAAAGAGGCCGCTGAGCGCGTGAGCGCGGTCTACACCCTGGGAATTGGCGATCTGCAGAGCAGTGAGAAGGTCGCTTCCGTTCAGTCCGGTTACGACGATGCCGTGAGTGTCCGTGGCCTGGAGTACCTCGAGGCTGCTGGCTACCCAGTGAACTGGGAAGAGGTGTTCGGAGGCTAAAGGCAGGATGGGCAGTGGTCAGGAAGCATGCAGAGTCAGTTGGATCGGCACCGCCGGATCCTACTCGTGCGCCCGCGACCGCTGCCCCCATCCCTCAACCGGCAGTCGAGAACAAGCCAGCCCCCGGACAGCGAGGTCCCCGGGGGCTGGGTCCACGGACCACGTACTCTCGAGTGAATACCGGAATCCCCCCCGCCCCCGACGCTGGAGCCATGGCTCAGAAGAGCATGGTACCTAGGGGCCTCGAATCGCTCCCCAAGTTGGCTCAGGAGAAGCAAATGACTACCGCAGCTCGCCCCACTCTTCAGGACTTCATCAAGACCGCGATGGAATCCTGCGCAGAAAAAGTCGATATCTCTCGAGAGAATGCTCGGGCTATCGCCGAAACCAGCGAGGAGAAGGTCGCATCGGCCACTCCGCAGCAGCTCGATCTCGAGTATGCCACCAAGTTGGCGGATGCTCTCGACTTCATCAAGACGGCGATGGACGCCGCCCCCGTGGGACCCGGTAAGGGACCCAATGCCATGGGTGTGATGCCCGCGACCAGCGAAGGCGACATGCCCGACGCCGGTGAACAGGGCAAGGCGCACCATCAGCCCCCGACCAACCCCCCGCAGCAGAAAGATCCCACTCGTTCGGCCGATCCTGGCACGGGGCTCGAAACCAACGACTCGATGATGCATGGCGAGCAGCCGACGGAGCCCATTGCCAATGAGAAGGCGACGCTCACTAATGAGAACGTCAAGGCGTCGGCTGCGTACATCAACAATCTGGTCAGTCTAGGGTTGGTCAAGGTGGCTGCCAATGAGCAGGGCGTTGTCGACTTCTACCCGGTCAATGAGGCCGTGGCCGAGATGTTGACCAAACAGGCGAACAACAGCTCTTGGGTCGATCCCCGCAATCTCGGTGCTCGCTACGGCTCTACCGTGGGTGGGGCAGCTGGTGGAGCGGCTGGTGGTGGCCTGGCAGGCGCTGCAGCCGGTGGTCTCGGTGGAGCCGCTGCGGGCGGCTTGGGTGGCGCTGCCCTAGGCGGCTTGGGTGGTCTCGCCGTTGGTGGCCCGGCTGGCGCTGTTCTCGGAGCCGGTGCGGGTGCTCTGGGGGGCGGCATCATTGGTGGCGGGACTGGTGCGGCTCTCGGTAGTGCTGGTGGAGCCGCATATGGCGGGATCACTGGAGGCATGCGAGGACATGCCCGTGGTGCAGCTGGCGCAGAGCAGCTGGCTAAGCAACAGGCTCCCAAGACCGCTTCTGCGGAGAAGATGGCACAGGACGAAGAGGCTGTTCCTGAGAAGAGCCTCGAAGAGAGGGCAGATGCCGTCAAAGCACGCCACGACCTCGGAGCAGCAATTGGCAACATAGGCGGTCTAGGTCTGGGAGCCCTCGCCGGTCATCAGCTCGGTGAACGCTTCGGCGGTCAGGTTGGTGCTCCTGTTGGTGCGGGTCTTGGGGCCCTATTGGGCTCTGGGCTAGGAAGTACTGCTGGTGGCGCTCTAGGTGCTGGTTCGGCTGCAGCTCAGAATGTTGACGCGCCGTCTCAGATGCTAGCGGCAGAGCTAGCTGCTGGCGGTGGATCTGCTCTTGGTCATCTCGCTGGTGGTGCTGGAGGCGCTATGTATGGGGCGATTCCTGGCGCTCTTGGTGGAGCAGCTACGGGTGCTCTCCTCGGTGGTGCGGGTGGTGCGCATGGACGCCTACAACGAATGGGTCGGGGTGCTCTTGCTGGTGCCGGTCTTGGTGCTGGTATGGGGGCAGGAATGGGCGGCCTAGCAGGAGGGACCGTAGGCGGCGGGATCGGCGCTCGAAAGGGCTACTTGGCAGCCATGGAGGCCAACAAGCCTCTGAATACCGAAGAAGATGACGTCGAAAAGGCTGGTTCGATCTTGGCCAAGCGCGCACATGCGCTGCTGAAGGAGGCCACTCAGGTGCAGCAGCCTGCTGCCGCTTCACCGGCCACCAACCCTAGTGGAATGGGAGAAGCCAAGACTGCTGAAGACGCCATCAACCCGGCTCAGATCTCTGGTGGGCAGGCTCCCGCACAGGGTGCCACTCCTCCGCCTGGAGCAGTTGCTTCTGGTGAGGGTGCTCCCAGCGAGCCTGCAGACGTCAACAGCCAGAAGAACCTGATCTCGTCCAATGAGGCGGCGATCAACTACACCAAGAAGGACGCCAAGGGTGACCCCAAGAGTGACCTGAAGGACGTGCTCACCGAGCCTGCGCTGTCGGCAGGTACCGACAAGACTCTCCAGCAGACTCTCGATCACACTGAGCAGGCGGGTGCAAAGATCTCGTCGGCTCAGAAGGTGCCGCAGCCCGAGATCAATGCTACCGCTAAGGTCGCAAGGGCTAGAGCCGTTCTCGCCAAGCTCGCAGAGGGTGCTGGGTGTGCCCCCAGTGGGAAGAAGACGAAGAAGGCTCAGGGACCCGCGGCATCCATGGCTGCTACTCCTAGCAGTCCTTCTCAGGCTAGTGGCTTCAACGCCAGCACGCAGATGTGAGGCAGACATGATCACGAAGGAACAAGCAGCTACCATCATGGCCGATTCGGCCAACGCGCTCCGTAAGCTCGCCAGTCGAGTCTCGGAGCTGGAAGGCGAGAACGCTTCGCTGGTTCGTCGCATGGAAGCCGAGAAAGTCGCGGCTGACATGCACGATAAGGGGATCCATACCGAGGTTCCCTTCGATGAGCTGGCGACACAGATGGAGAAGGAGGCCGAGAACGGTCGCCTTCCCGTCATTCAAGAAGCTCTCAGCATGACCGGACCGGATATGTTCAAGGGTGCTTCTCTCCGTGAAGGCGGAGAAGAAGGTGCTGCTGGACAGACCGAGCTCGAGCACTTCATCTTGGGGACGATTGGATAGTCCCTCAAACCACAACCCAAACGTCCCCTTGAGTGAATAGAAACAGGAGAAGAAACCATGGCCGTCACCGTACCGTACGTTGAGAACTTCCGACCGGTGAGGGACATCCTGCCGTTGGAGCGGCTGAGTGCGCCGGTCGCCGATCCGACTCTGACGGACCCGTCGAACGCAGCTGCGTTGATCGACGGGGAGTGGATGACTCTCGATGCGAACTACAAGCTTGTCCGCGCCTGCGACGTCGCAACCGCAGGCAACGAGGCATCTCTCCCCAGCTTCCCGCTGTGGACCGAGAGTGGTCGCTTCGACGTGCAGGCAACTGCCGAGCGTCTGGTCACCGTCATCTGGATGGGTGCCTGGGAGTTCGAGACCCTCATCTTCGACGCCGCCGCCGACATCGGCCTTGGTGACCCGATCACCACGCGGCTTCAGCTCGTGAAGGTGGCCTCGATCACCATTAGCGGGAAGATCTACTCCGGCCTCGTCGGAGCTACCTCGTCGGATACCAACCCCACCGTGGGTCGGGTCACTCGTCTGCCTGCCGACAATGGCGGTTGGCTGCGCATCCGTGGAGGCTCGGGTTACTAATCGCTTCGGCTACTAGTACCTCGAGGTTACACTAGACTCACAGGTTCAATAGAAGGAACAGAAGGAGATACCATGTCGGGCAGCAGGTTCAATAGCCTCTTCAACACCCGTCTGAGTGAGCCCGGTGGCAAGGAGAAGCTCGCTCAGTTGGGTGGTAGCTACATCCGCGACAAGCTGCGCGAAGTGAGCTTCGTACGGAAGATTCTTCCTCCGGAGCAGGTCACTCGCAACGACTGTCAGCGGTCGACGAAGCACGACACGTTGGTCAAGATCGTGGACGTCGAGCCCAAGTCGAGGGCCATGGTCCTCAACTTCCGCGGCAAGCCCAGTGCGAACTTCATCCGTGGCCCCCGTGCCGAGGTTGGGTTCTTCACCATCAGCTCGGAAATCTTCCAGAAGACCGAGCAGGAACTTCTCGCTTACGAGATGCCCCTGACGAAGATCATCGAGGAGAACTCGGTGAAGGACATTCAGGAGATCGAGGACCGCGAGTTCGTTCTTCACATCGAGGCTGCCGTTCAGGCGCTGCAGGCTGAGGCCAACAGTGCTGCGTCGGCTCCCACCCTCAATGCGTCGGCCATCGGCAGCGTCGTGGAGTTCAGTGTCCGTAAGGGTCAGCTGGCTCGCGTCGCCTCGACGGACGATGCCACGGTCCGACCCGTTCAGCGGCAGGACTTCGTGGAGGGCTTCAAGCTGCTCGACGGGAACCGTCTGCGCGCCGAGCGTGGTCTGGTGACCGAGGTGGACTTCGACGACGTTCTGTCCTGGACCGTCGAGGATCAGGGCGACCGGATCCAGTCGGAGACCACGGTGGATGGGTACAAGTACAACACCCTTCTGGGGCGCCCGTATATCCGTACCATCAAGACGGACATTCTCCGTCCGGGCAACATCTACTTCTTCACCTCTCCGGAGTTCTTCGGCAAGTTCTACGTCCTGAACCAGACCAAGTTCTACATCGACAAGGTGGCGAACAAGATCACGTTCCAGGCGTGGGAAGACATCGGAATGTCGGTGATCAACATCGCCAGCGTGCGGAAGATCGAGCTCTACTCGGCTGACGCTACCGCGAACGATGCTGACTCGCTGCTCAGTAACTTCATCCCAGTGGCTGAGACTGCTCTCGGCGCGGTGAACAACCGAGTCGATCAGGGTCTCAAGTTCCCGCAGGTCGTGAACAACTAACCTGCGTCCCCCTTCTTGTTGGGCCTGGGAAGAGGGCACTAGCGCCGGGCGCTGGTGCCCTTTTCTCTTAAAGGAGAAACGATGCCTAAAACGTACTATCTACACAATCTTACTCGTGATCCCACCAAGCGTGATGCACGAAAGCAGTTGGTCGGTCCCGAGAGAAGCCGAAAGAACCTTTTCTTGGGCGGCGGAATGCTGCGCGTCATGCGTGGTCGTCCCCTTCCCATTCGAGAGGACATCTACAAGAAGCTCCAGCGCGAGATCGAGGCGTTGGTGGCCAAGGGCCTCATGAAGGTCACGACTACCGGCGACGTCGATGGCAAGAAGAAGGAGCCGGAGGCTCCCAAGGCTGCTCCGCCTCCGAAGCCGGAGCTCAAGCCCGAACCTCCTCCGCCGGAGCCGGAGCTCGAGCCGATGAAGGTCGAGGAGCCTCCTCCTCCTCCGCCGGTGGAAGAGGTCGTCGCGGAGAAACCCTGGTTCAAGAAGACCAGTCGTAGGAGGAAGTAGTGTCCGAGTTGGAAGGCGTCCAGGCACCGAGCGCTACGCTTCAGTCGTTCGTGCAGACGGTACGGCTGTACCTACGTGACTTTCCTCAACTCAACCGCCTAGTTGCAGGCGAAGAGAGCAGCGATAGGATGATCATGTGGGCGGTCATGGACGCCTTGTCCGACTTCAATGGCACTCCCCCCTTCATCGGCACGCACAGTCTGGATACGCTGCTTCAGCGTAACCAGCATGCCCTGATGCGCAGGCTCACGGTCATCGTACTTCTAGAGTCCGTGGGCCTGCTTCAGACCCGTAACCACATCAACTACTCCAATGGTGGGATCAACGTCGGTGTGAACGACAAGACGCCGCTCATCATGAACTGGTTACAATACTTCAAGAGCAGTACGGAGCAGATGAAGCAGCGGGTCAAAGTCTCGATGAACATCGAGCAGATTCTGGGTTCAGGTAATCCCGGGATACACTCTGAATTGTGGTCGATCAACGCCAGCTACCTGAGTTACTAACATGGCCTCACTCAACGTTCGCAAGTTCCCCAATACCGAAGAAGCGTCACTGTTCATGAAGGGGGGTGTAACTGGCGGTAAGATCCAGCCAAAGCTCTACGTCAACACCCTGACCCTGATCTTCAATCAGCCGGCGGCTGTGACCGTGACGTTCAATGCAACTGGATCTCTTCAAGAGCCCTTGTCGTGGCCAGACATCGTCAGTGCCATCGAGACGCAGACGACGAACGCGGTCAAGGTGCTCAACCTCAACGGCTACATGGCTCTCGTCGAGGCGTCTCCAGCTAATGGCATCGACGTCGACAAGACCGGTACGGCCAATACGCTGCTTGGGTTCAGTACGCAGGTTGATACGGTCGGTACGTTCTACAACCCCTACGATGGCGTCGCACCCAGAGTTCTCAGTTTGGGTGGCTCCGACGTTTCCAACGCCATTCTGGTTCTTGTGGAGGAATGATGTCTCACTTCGACGACTACCTCAACGGACCTGGCATTCCTCTGCACGAGGCTGCCAACTTCTTCATCGCAGTGAAGCGGTTCCCTGACGCTCCCACGGGAGACATGGACAAGGCTGCTGGATGGCAAGATCCACCAGATGAGACGGGTGAGCTGGAGGGTAAGTTCGACGCTCCGGTGGCCAACGTCGTAGAGATCATGGGGCGCGTAGCCAATCACTACTTGCGCTTGATGATTGCCGGCGACATCTACCAGAACACCATAAGAGGTCCTCATGCTTTTTGTGTCTCAAACGCCCTTAGTGGTGCTGACTGGGACAACAAGGGAGCTTTCGAGAACATGGTCGCCAAAATGACCACGCTCATGGGGGCTCCGCACATCCCTGAGCCGGAGATGCCTCCCGTTAGTACGCAGCCAATAGAGGTTGCCAAGCGCATGATCCGAGCCGAGCAGGAGACCATCCAGGCTCTCCATGAGCTCGAGGCGGTAGTGGGGCAAAACCCTCTCAAGGGTACCGTCAGTAAGTACATGGGTCGTGCTCAAGAGCACATTGGTGTATACCGGAAGGCTCTCCCTGACTGCCCTGTGGTGGGAGCTCCGGTTCCTGAGATGGGTACTGGGGGCGGGTTGGCTGAACATGAGGAGCAGGAGACGCCAGAGCAGGAAGCTCAGGAATCGCCTGAGTTCGAGGCCGCTGAGCAAGCCGTAGGCGTCGAGCAGCCAGAGAAAGTGGCCAACGCCTCTATAGAAGAGCTGGCTGCGCATATGGCCAAGACTGCTCGAGCGCTGTCGATAGCTGGCGGCGCCATGGGTACCGGCGCAGCCATGGACAAGCAGAAGGGCACTGGTTGGGGTGAAACCATAGGAACCCTTGGCGGTGGACTGGGCGGCAGCATCGCTGGCGCCGGGATCGGTGGGGCTTTGGGCGCTGGACTCGGTCCAGTCGCCGTTGGTACTGGCGCTGCGGGTTCATTGGCCGGGGGTTACTACGGTGGTCAGGCCGGGGGGTACCTCGGGCGTAAGATCGATCAGGCGCTCAGTAGTCCTCAAGAGGTCAAGCAGGCTGCAGCACGGATGGCCATGCGGGTCAAGTTGGCGCAGGATGCTCCGATCCCTGCAGAGGCGCCCATGGCAAGTCCCACGGACCAGCAGGAGTTGGCACCAACCAACTACTTGCAGGCAGAAGCCATTGGTAGGCAGCTTCAAGATCAGAGTGAGGCTGAGTACCACAAGGCTCAAAAGAAGCAGATGGAGCAGCAGGTGGCGCAGCTGGGGCAGCAGATGCAGATGGCGCAGCAGCAGCTGATGCAGGTGCAGCAAGAGGCCCAAGCTGCTCAGCAGCAGGTTCAACAGACTACGCAGCAGGCTGTTCAAGCTCACGATGAGGCGTTGAAGCAGACGCAGACCGCCGCTAACATGCGGATGGGTATGCAGAAAATGCGCGCTCAGATGCTTCAGGTCGCTAGCCAAGATCCCGCAGGTATTGCCGGGCAGGAGTTGGAGCAGTCCGTGGGCGCAGCGCAGGCACAGCCTCCGCAGCCCGGTGAGGCACCTACGGCAGACCCCGCTGCTCCCCCACAGGGTCCAGCAGGGCAGGCTCCAGCCCCTCAGGCGGCTCCCGGCGCAGCTCCCCCTGCGGGAGCTCCCGATATGGCAGGACCGGCAGGAGGCCCTCCTGGGCCCCCTCCTGAGATGGCCGCCGCTCAGCCTCAGATGAAGATGAGTTCCGCAATCGGTAGTGGCCTTGGTGCGCTGGTCGGCGGAGCTCAGGGGGTACATGGGGCCTATACGTCAGCAGGGGTCAACCCACAACAGCTACAGGGGAAGATCACTCAGCTGCAGCAGACGCAAGACGGGACGTACGCCAGAGCCGCAGAGCTGGCCAAGGCTAAGAAGTCTATGGCAGATACCGAACTGGCAGTACAGCACCCGCATCAAGCAGCACTGCGTCAAGGTGCTGCTGGAGCGATCCGAGGCGCCATCGTAGGTGGCGGCTTAGAGCGGAACATTGGAAGGTTAGTCGGCAATCTCAGGTAGGAGACTAGACATGTTGCACGAATTTTTGGAGGCTCTCTACGAGAACGAGAAGAAGGCGTCGGCTGAAGACGAGCTGACCGAGATGTTCAAGAGGTTTCCTTTGGAAGAAATCCCCAAGGTTGCCACAGTGGTCAGTAGCGTGAATCCGAAGCAAGCGTGTCACCTCAGCGGTGACGGCCACAAGTGGTTGACGCAATTTCAGGGAACCCCTCTCTACGAGCAGGCCGTCGCTCTAGAGGAGGAAGAACTTCAAGCTGAGGCTGCGGACATCGAGCGCCGGATTGCTAGTCGCCAGAATGAGAACACCTGGGATAAGAAGGACATGGTCACTCTCAGGAAGCGCATGCTCGATCTCGAACTCAGCAAGCTTAAAGCTCAGGGCATGCTTGATCAAGAAGAGGACGAAGAAGAAGAAGAGGAGGAGGAAGCAGCGGTAGCGGAAGAAAAGGATGCTTCGGTTAACGCCGAGGAGAACTTTATGGCGGGGTTGTTTGGGGTAGCACCCGCGGTCAAAACGGCGAAGAACAAGCAAGCTCGAGGGACTGATACCGCCGTAAAGGTAGGAGGGTCGGGTGCGCAGAATCCCTTTGCCGGTAGCTCGGGGATGTCTGCCATAAGGGGCATCAAGAAAGTGCTCGGGGGGAAGGCGGCCTACTAGGAGTGAGCAAGCTGGAGGTAAAAAACGTCAAGGTACGTTCACTGTCCGT